GCCCTCACTGGCAAAACTAGCATCACCTACAACATAAAAACCTTTTAGTGCCGCCGGTACGTCTTGGTTTAGTGCATGGTAATCTTTAAGATGCTCTAATTCCAGTACATCACCGGCCATGATTTTGCGACCCAGTGTGTCCATCATGTCGTTGATGTGGAACGTCATAAACACAGTACCAGTTTGCAAGAACAGGCCAAATTGACTTAGGTCAAAGTCTTGATCCTGACGCTGATATATGCCACGCATTTTGTAAATATCCGGATCGTACTTGCGATCACGGTTTTCTACAAACAGCAAGTCCTGAATGTTTAGCTCGCTTTGGTTTGTGTATACTGGTTTTGTAGCATCTGTGCTATCTGTCTGTTCGTAGGTGCCCAGGTATTTGTGTATTAAAATGCCGGTTCCACCCATAGTAAACATCTCACTGATTCTACGATCAATGAACTTGTAATCATTTGAGTGTCGTCCGTCTTTCCAAAGCGAAATGCGAGCCATCTTTTGTCCTATATTGTTGTATTTATGGGTTTGACAACTAATGATTTTGGTTGTACAATAGCAGAATGTTTGAACGTCATGCTTTAAATAGTGCAAAACTAGAAAACTGTTTAGAACAGTTAAAATCCATGGACATGGTGGCCAAAAGCAAAATGTGGAAATTTTACAACACCACACGAACGGCTTTTACAGAATTGGACCGGGAATTTGTGGAATGTCGGCGTCTAAAACGTGTAACACTAAAGTATACAGAATTAGAGCATGAATACTACGAGTGTATTAGAGTGTTTGAGCAGTGGGTTATAATGGCCGCACTTACGTATTAATTTGACTCAAAATGGGCATTTTGCTATAATACACATATGGAACTAAAAATCACATGCCGCAACGCAGGCAAACGACTCTTACTTGACGTAGCCGCACACTGGATTGCACAAGAGCTCAAGATTCGCGAAAAGAACTTTGCACTAACTATTGTGTCCCGTTTGGGCATGGTAAAAGACGATGGTGCTAGGGGCATGGCATATATAATTCGTGACAAGGACTATATTGTTACACTTGACAGTAGATTAAATTTTGACACGATGATTAGAACTCTCTGTCACGAAATGGTCCACGTTAAACAGTTTGTGCGTGGGCAGTATCGAACAGAAATAAAACGTGGGCGTTTGTATCACTTTTGGAACGGGACAAAATATTACAATCCAAAGTATCACGAAGCGCCTTGGGAAATTGACGCCGCGGCCAAAGAAAGTCTGCTGGCACTAAAATTGAATGGATTAATGTGTTTGAGTTAATAGATAAAAAAGGTTTTGTGCGTGGCCGGTTTAGCGACTTGCCTAAGGCAATAGAAGCCGCAAAGTATATTGATGAGTTTTTAACCATACGTGGCGCAGACTTTGAAGTATGCGGTCGGTTTGGAGTTGACAGCGTTCGGGACGGAAAGTGTCCTGACGGTGTTGCATATGATTGGAACAAGTCAAGTCGTATTGGTCGTGTAAAAAAGGAGCGTGTATAATGGCAACAGTAGCAGGTATCAAGATTAAAACAAAAGCACCACGTGAAAAACGTATTGCCTTTGCAGATGAAAAGTATACAGGTGGCGAGCCTGAGTGGAATACTGAAGAAGCCCTTGGCTATGATGATGCCACATTTGACAATCGCTTGCGTCGCAGTTTTTACTACTACAATTATCACTACACCCAAAAGGATTGTAAGAAATATGTAGTTGAGTGGATGCAAAAGCAAAATACCACATTCACTAAAAAAGATATCAGTGCATTTATTCGCAGTCCGGACCGTTCTATGTCAATGACTGCTTGTAGTTTGGTAATGGCCCACCGCCAGGGCATGCCGTTAAAAGCTCGCCACACATCATTTCTTAAAGAAGCAATTGATGCCTCTGTTAAAACAGCAGAGCCAGAGGTTGAAGAAGTTGTAGTAGACAAAGTTAAAGTATACGTTCCAACAATCCAAGATCGCTTGAATGAAAAAACAAGTGAGATAATCGGTGAACTTGAAGGCATCTTTGATGATGTTGCTACAGGTGTTAAAAACACAACCAAATTGTATGACTTTTTAGTAAGCAATAATGTTGTACAAAGCCAACTTGGAAAATACGAAAGTCTGTATAGCAAACGCAAAGCCGAGCTTGAGCTTGCAATGTCTAAAACAGATGAACAGGTCCGAGAAGGCTACAGCCATCTTAAAGCCGCAGACTTTAAACGCATCATTGGTTGGATTGACGATTTGCTTGCTAGTGTTGAGCAATACCGAGGTGTCAAGAAGGCAACTAAAAAAGCCCGTGTTAAGAAAGCACCTAGCAAAGAAAAATTAGTTTCTAAACTCAAGTATGCAAAAGATGACAAAGCTCTTAAAGTGGTATCAATTAACCCTGCAGACATTGTGGGTGCAAGTGAACTGTGGGTCTATAACAATAAGACTCGTAAACTTGGAAAATATGTGGCTTCAAGTTATCAAACCCTTGCAATTAAAGGTACTAGTATTGTTAACTTTGATACAGACAAATCTGTAGCAAAAACACTTCGTAAACCCGAAGAACAGCTCAAAGACTTTGCAAAAGCAGGTAAAGTAGTACTACGAACGTTCCTTAAAGACATCAAGGCCGTAGAAATCAAGTTAAATGGGCGTATAAGCACAGACGTATTATTGCTCCGCGTTGCTTAATCTGGGAATCCCGTTACGGTAATAAATACTGTAAACGGGATTTCTCATGAGCGTAGTTATTAAACCAGGATTGACAGGACAGGGTAGTTTACAAACTCAAAGTTTGGCGGGCCCAGGTCCAATAGCCTACGATACATCACTATATGATTCGGCAGATGCAAAACGTGCTGAAATAGTTGATTACATACGTATGCGTTTAGGCGACGGATTAGTAGACGTCGAACTAGAAAAAGAACACTACGAAATGGCCATTAAGCAGGCCTTGATCAAGTACCGCCAGCGTAGTGCAAATGCAGTAGAAGAAAGTTATGCTTTCTTGGATCTACTACCAGAGACACAAGAATACATTTTACCACGAGAAATCCAAAGTGTGCGTCAAGTGTTCCGTAGGGGCATTGGCTCGGTGACAGGTACTACAGCCAGTCAATTTGAACCTTTTGCAAGCGGTTACTTAAACACATACATGTTGGTGGCGGGCCGTGTTGGCGGATTGACCAACTACGAATTATTTGCCAGCTATCAAAAGCAGGCCATGACTATGTTTGGTGGACATATCATGTACACATTCAACCCTGTGACCAAGAAGTTGGTATTAACACGTAAGATACCAGACGGTGGACATAGTTATGCTAGGGTACAAACTCTAACAGCCAGTGGCACAGCCGTTGGAAGTACTATTACACTAACAGTCAGCCAGCCATATTTTGTGCATCCCGGTGATACACTAATTATTAGCAACTGTCCATATGGCGAGTTTAATGGCATGTATGCAATTCAAGCAGTAAGTGGAAACAATTTAACTATCAGTGTTACCAGTTATAACGAATTGCGTGTCACAAGCATCAGTGGGTGGGATTTGAGTAGAACTCAAGTATACAGTGCCGCAGTCGATTCGATAGCAGAAAGTTGTTTGCTATGGGTCTACAATGTTAAACCCGACCAAATGCTGTTTAATGATCCGTATGCGTTGCCCTGGCTACAGGAATATGCATATTCGTTTGCTAAATTTACACTGGGTGAAGCACGTAGTAAGTTTAATCAGATCGCTGGCCCACAAGGCGGAGCGAGTCTTAACGGTGATGCACTAAAGAGCGAAGCCAAAGAAGAAATGGATAAACTAGAGCAACAGTTAAAAGACAATGTCGAAGGCAACTTGCCAATGACTTGGGTAATAGGTTAATATGCGAATAGATGAAGTTCTAAACGAAGTTGGCGATTCGTTCTACGATGTGGAACTAGCTAGAGTTAGGAAACCGTCGTTAAACGATCGTGTCAAACGCGAAAAAATAGGCAAGCCAAACCTTAGACGTAAAAGATCAACATTCAGATTTAATACAGATTCTGGAAGTAGATACATTATTGAATTAATACAAGATAAACTAACCAAACGCAAGGGCGACGGGCTAACAGTAATGTTCTCAGACATGGATGCAGATAACGGAATCGCAATCAACAACAAAGGTGATGCGATTAAGATTTTCTCTACAGTTAAGAATGTGTTGGCCAAGTATCTAAGCCAACACCCTGAAGTTATTATTGTTGGGTTTTCCGCTAAAACATCTGAGCCTAGTAGGGTTAAACTATACCAAACGTTTGCCAATCAATTTAAACGTTGGTTCCCACAGTTCACTAATCTAAAAGTTAAACAAGTAGACGACTTTACTCAATACGGACTAAGCATACCAGAGAAAGCAGTGGGATAATATTATGAAAATATCGGAAATTTTAACAGAAGCAGTTAAACAAAGACTAGATGCCAAGTGTTGGACAGGCAAGCACAAAGAAGGCACCAAGATCAAAGGCGGTGTCCGTGTCAACAACTGTGTGCCTAACGAATCAGTAGACGAAGCAGTCAATGCCGCACAGCAGGCCGCTATTGCAGTCAACATGAAAAAAGCGCACAAGAAGCCCAAGTCAGAATCAATTACCGAAGACTTAACTCCAGACCAACAATTTGACATCATTGAAGAAATGGTAGAAATCCTAGCCGAGCAACATGGTGTTGATGCTGAAGTAATTTGGGAAGACTTTGAGAGTGTGGATGACGACGAGTTGTACGAAACAGCCGCATGGCAAAAGAAATCAGGTAAAAATAAAAACGGTGGCCTAAACAAAAAAGGTGTAGCCAGCTATCGTAGAGAACATCCTGGTAGCAAACTACAAACAGCAGTTACTACCAAGCCCTCAAAGTTGAAAAAGGGCAGTAAAGCAGCCAAACGCCGTAAGAGTTTCTGTGCAAGAATGTCGGGTGTAAAAGGACCAATGAAGAAACCAAATGGTAAACCAACCCGCAAAGCACTGGCTCTGCGTAAATGGAATTGCTAAAGTTGACATGTAACTGTCGATTATAATAAAATGCTCTGTAATAGGAGCATTTTTTATGATCATTGGCATCTGCGGTTTTATTGGTAGCGGCAAAGATACTGCCGCCGACTATCTAGTTAACTTTCACGAGTTCAAACGTGAGAGTTTTGCGGCTACATTAAAAGATGCAGTAGCACATGTGTTTGGTTGGGACCGCAATATGCTGGAAGGACGCACAAAAGA